GAATGCGGTGGCGACATCGTAGCATGGAGGGTGGCATGATTCCCTATTACATACTTGGCTCACTACTGACTGTAACTGCTGTCCTGTTTGTAACATGGCTGCTGATGAATGATAAGGATGAATGGCCATAATGTTATTGCTGTCGAGAAAAGAAGGCGAAAGGGTACGGATTCAATGCCCTGACCTATCCGAGATATGGCTTACTATGGGAGCAGGCCATATATCAATGGAGTATCAGGACGGTGGCGCGACTATATGGCCGCCTAGACCCTACAGACATCGGGTGTGGGATGACACGATAACGATAATGTGGATGCCACGGAAGATACCGACACATAATGACACGATAGGGGTCGATGCTCCATTGGAGTACGTGGTGGATCGGGAAGAAGTGATTAAAGCCAAAACCAAGAGGATAGAACCATGAAAAAGCTACTACTGACCCTTACGCTACTTACCTGTGCCGCTAGTGCTATGGCATACCCCCCATCTATTGACTATGTGTGCTTCAATAAATGCCTATCGGCTGGGAGCATGTACGGGTACTGTCAGAAGGTTTGCAGTTACTGATGGGTGATGACATGATAATTAGCGCCATACCACTATCAACGCCGTTTCTGTACAAGGTAAAGACGGACTGTAACCAGTCTATCAATGAGGCTGTTAAGCTGTGCTATTCCAAGACGGGCAAATCTGTATATGTCAGGATAATCCATCCCGTGGCGTATGGAGACAAGTCATATATATCTTTCACGTGGTTTGATGTGGCCTACCTAGACGAAAAGTGGGCATTCGTCGATTGCATAGGATAACGCCATACATGCAGTTCAGTATCGCAAGGATCAATGCCCCCACGGATGACATGGTATGTAACCAGTGCGGACTAGACTCTGATTTTGTAGGATTCGCTACCAGTAAGCACAGGGTCTGTCTGGTATGTGAGTCTGACACCATCAAGAGCTGCCCGCACTGTAAACAGTACAAGCCATTAACGAGCTTCAGTATTAGCGTGGGATCAGCAGGGCAACGGACGGTAGCCTGTAAAGCCTGTAGGGTAGAGGCAAGGAAAAGCGGCAAGCGTCTAGGCGCATCCTGTACGTGCTGTGGAGTTCCGATAAAGGGAGAGGCAAGGGGTAGCAAGCGGTACTGTGACCTATGCGCTGTAGTCAAACGCGAGAAGCGACAGAAGGCGCACCAAGTCAATACAGATACGCCACTATCCAGCATACTCAAGATGAAGTGGTAGACAGACCCGCTCCGGCGGGTTTTTTATTGCCCTTGAATGCCGGAATAATCACAGGTATACATGCCGCATAGGGCTGTATTGCTCGCTAAAATCCTTAACCCGCAAAAGGTTATGTTAAATTAATGAGCGCACCAAAAGGAAACACCAATGCTGCAAGAGGTACTCGCTGGCGCGCTGCGCTTGAACGAGCGATAGAGGCGTGGCCTGACGCATACGATGGCGGGGCTAATGAGCTTATGAAGGGTATCAACGCTGCCGCCCATGCTTATGTCCGCACGATGATGACTGACAACGATCTAGGGTTCTTCAAAGAGTTTGGCGACAGGATTGATGGCAAGCCTATGCAGAGCATGGAAATCAGTGCCACGGTACATGAAAACGCGCTAGAGCTTCTGAAGTGATCAGTGAAAACGAATTAGCTATCAGGCGTAGGCTACGTGATGACTTCCCACACTATGCTAACAAGTGCCTGAAGATACGCACCAAGGCCGGCGGCGTTGACTCGCTAACCCTTAACGACGCTCAAATGTACATCCACAAGAGAGTGGAGGAGCAGCGTAGGGAGACAGGTAAGGTCAGGGCTATCATTCTCAAGGGAAGGCAGCAAGGTTGCTCGACTTACGTAGAAGGCAGGTTCTATTGGCGCGTGAGTCATACCAAGGGCGTTAGGGCTTTCATCCTGACACAGGAGGAGGAGGCCACGAATAACCTGTTCGACATCGCTAACCGTTACCATGAGAATTGCCCCTCCCCAGTGAAACCAGCTACTGGTGCGGCCAATGCTAAAGAGCTGTACTTCAACAAGCTGGACAGTGGTTACAAGGTAGGAACGGCAGGGAACAAGGCTGTAGGCCGCTCTAGCACCATTCAATTCTTCCACGGGTCAGAGGTAGCATTCTGGCCTAACGCACAGCAACACGCTGCTGGAATCATGCAGGCTATCCCAGATGAAGATGATACAGAGCTATTCCTTGAGTCTACTGCTAACGGGATTGGTAACTACTTTCACCAGCAATGGCAGGCTGCCGAGTCAGGTCAATCGGAGTTCATCGCTATATTTGTGCCGTGGTATTGGCAGAGCGAGTACACGAAACCAGTACCGGCTGACTTTGTGCTGACATCGGAGGAGATCGAGTACAAGGAAGCGTACAACCTTAACAATGGGCAAATCCTGTGGCGCAGGAACAAGATCATAGAGCTGAAAGACCCGATGCTGTTTATGCAGGAATACCCTGCTACTGCTTCCGAGGCGTTTCAGGTATCAGGGCAAGACCCTAAAATCAAGCCCGCTCAGGTTATCAAGGCGCGTAACTGCAAGATAGAAGACATTACTGGCGCGAAAGTATTAGGCGTTGACCCCGCAAGGTTTGGAGATGACCGGACTTCTATCTGTTTCAGGCAAGGCAGGATAGTCCACTGGGTGCGCTCTTACTCCAAAAAGGATGTGATGGAGGTTGTCGGGCTAGTCAAGCTGGCAATGGAGGAGATCGAGGCAGACAAGGTATTCATTGATGTTGGCGGCCTTGGTGCTGGTGTCTACGACAGGTTATGCGAGCTGGTGGATAGTAGGAAGCTGGTGGCCGTCAACTTCGGCGAGAAGCCGTTGGATGCGTCTAAATACTCAAACAAACGGGCTGAGATGTGGGGCGAGATGTCTGATTGGTTCGACGATGAGCCGGTGCAGATACCTGACGATGACATGTTGCAAGCTGATTTAACACAGATTAGGTACAGCTATGATAGCAATGGCCGTCTGGTGATGGAAAAGAAAGACGATATGAAGAAACGCGGCTTCAGGTCTCCCGATATGGGCGACTCGTTGGCGCTCACATTCTCACAGCCCGTAGTGATTAACAGGCAAGAGATTAAACCTAAAGTGAACCTATATAAATCAGGCGGGTGGATGAGATGACCGATAAAGAATTACTAGAAGAAGCTCGCGAGCGTTTCCAGCAATCCTCTGATGTATGGGAAGAAAACCGCCGTCTGTACTCTGAAGACGTGGACTTTGTCTACGGTAACCAGTGGCCTTCACAGATACAGCGTGAGCGTGACATGCAGGGAAGGGCTTGTATCACTGTCAACCGTATGCCCCAGTTCGTGCATCAGGTTACGAATGACCAGCGCCAGAATCGCCCGTCTATCAAGGTTCGCGCGGTAGATGACTATGCCGACCCCGACACAGCCGAGATCATGCAGGGGCTTATCAGGCACATAGAGGCCAACAGTAACGCAGACTTGGCTTACGACAACGGCACATACTACGCGGTGGCCGGCGGCTTCGGCTTCTGGCGTATCCGTACTGATTACGCGCCTATGTCATTCGATCAGGAAATCTATATCGACCCCGTGTTGAATAGCCTGACCGTTTACCCTGATGCTGATAGTAAAAGTCTGGATGGTTCTGACTGGCGCTATTGCTTTATTGTCGAGGAGATGAACCGCAAGGACTTCGAGAAGCAGTACGGTAAAGACATGCCGACGGGATGGTATGGCGGCGATGGTCTGGAAACTGGTGGCTGGGTGAAGACTGACACAGTTCGGGTCGCTGAATACTTCTACATTGTCGAAGTCGAGGATGAGCTGTTGCGTCTTGAAGATGGGCAGGTCATGTACCGCTCTGACTATGAGAAGCTAGAGGAGCAACTGCCTGTCATCGACAGTCGGAAGGATGTTAGGCCGTCGGTGAAGTGGTGCAAGTTCGCAGCCAATACCGTATTGGATCGTACAGACTGGGCTGGCAAGTATATCCCTGTTATCCCTGTGTTCGGCGAGCAGATCATTGTCAATGGTGAGAGAAAGCTGATCAGCCTTATCCGTCATGGCAAAGACTCACAACGGATGATTAACTATTACCGTTCGACTGAGGCTGAGATTTACGCATTACAGCCTAAAGCGCCTTACATCATGGCAGAGGGTCAGGTTGAAGGGTATGAGGATCAATGGGCTGATGCCAATAACATCAACTACTCAACACTGGTTTACAAGCCGC